TCTATCGGTCCTATCTGTAAAATATTCTTCCTTGATGAACGGAAGTACCTTACGTAAGAATTCTTCATTATAAATTAAATTCTTTAGAATTGTTTGTTCCAGTTTCATCTACTACTTCCTGTTCCATATTAGATGACATTATTTCCACCAATAAGTCACCAATGTAATTTTTAAAGTCACTATCTTTTTCCAGCTTAGCTGGCTTCTTAACTGGTGATTCTAACACATCATAAGCAAAAAGTAAATAGACCTGTTCATTTTCTTCCTTAAATTTAACCTTACCATATTTGAATATGGTATCTTTGTAAGGACCTTCCAAAAATTTGATGTTGACTGCTGTTGTATCATCCTTTGGATAGATGTAACAGTAATGTATTCCTTCGACCATTATGCACCATTCATAGTTTCAACATCAAATGTTTCATCAATGTTGCTTGTCATAATTTCTCCTGCAGCCACACGGTATTTGTTCTCAATGAAATCACGGAATGATTTCTGTTTCAGAATAGGCATCCAGAAGTCTTTGGTGTCGGTGTCCTTCTCACGGTAATTCTTTTCCTCAATCACACCATCGGAATCGACACGTTGATACCAACCATTCTTTGGTTTAACCACATGTTTGGACTCAAGAGCAAGGTCAAGTAAACCAGACCAAGTGCTAATACCACCGTCAAAAGATACGCTAACAGGTATCTTAGATTTTTCTTTGACATATCTACTTTTCTCTACGTTGATAATGAAGTTATAACCGGTAACTTCTGTACCGTCTTTTTCTTGTTGGCGACCAATGATAAAAATGTTATCGGCTGAGTAATAAGAACCAGTACCACCACCAACAATATCTTTAGGGAACATACCAATTTCTTTGTATGTGTGGTTAACAACAATCATCGGAATGTCTTTCAAAGACAAATGTGGTGTTACCATACGGAACAAACTCTTAACTTGTTTTGCACGACTCATATCTGCTACAGATTTCTCAGCCAACGCATCTTCAACTTCTTTTTTGGATGCCAAGTTACCAATTGAATCAATGACGATAATCAATTTATCACCACGTTCCAATTGTGTCAACTGTGCCATTATGTCGAATTTGAGTTGTTCAATATCTGTAAGAGGAGTATGGAGTACCCTGTTAGTGTCAATACCAAAGGAATCAAAATAAGACTGCGGAGTACCAAACTCTGAATCGTAGAATAGAAGTGCTGAATCTTGATATTTGTCCAAGTAAGATTTGGCCATCAATAAACTGAATGCTGTCTTAAAGTGTTTGGATGGACCTGCCCACATTGTAAGACCTGGTGTTAGGCCGCCGTCTAATTTACCAGAAAGTGCCACATTAATAATTGGCACTGCGGTTGGAATCATATCCTTCTCATTGAAGAATTTTGATTTTGACAAGATAGCAGAATCTTTGATACTACTATTCTTTTTAATTTTATCTAATATACTCATTTTATCATCCTTTAAAATTTACCAGCATCACGAACTTCTTTTTCTTTAAACGAATAAGGTTCTTCATAATCATACTTAGGTTCAAGTGTTTTCACGGGAACATGGTGTTCTTCGTACATAATAGAATTTTGTGTGTTGTGAGTTTCAATTGTTACCTTCTCATGTGTAATTGGTGGTATTGTTTCACCAGTTACATCATCAATGACAATCATATTGTCTTTTTTAATCTCCACCGTTTCTTCTTTTGGTTTAACAACTGGTGCAACCATCGGTTTCAAATTCTCAAAGTGTTTGAATGGTTGTTTCAAGTATGCATACGGATCAACCGGTTCTGGTTGAGGTTCAACTTTGACATCTTCATCCAATTTTTTGGCAGTTTGTCTATCACGTTTAAAGAAGTCTTCAACATGTTCTTTTTCTTTCATAGACATGTTGTATGCAATCAACAACAGAATTGCCAACGGATCAAAGACTACAATAATCAATAGAATGACAAGTCTTACCGCTTTGTCGATAATGTCACCATCAGCCTCTGAATCATACGCCAAGGCTGCAATGTATTTGATTGGCCCGATATCCGCTTCAATCTTTTTAAGCTCTGTAGATAGAGGCGCACGTTCCTCGGAGTATTTGGCAATTGTGGCTTGCGACTGTTGGATTTCTTGAAGTACTCTAATCCTATCTTTCTGTTGGGAACGGCGTATCGCTTGTGCCGTAGCGGCACCTTTTTCATCTGTTGAGCGACCCATCGTTTGGTCCACAACCTCATCATACTGTTTAATAATCTTACGGTTTGCCTCGACATTCTCTTTCTCCGTTTTAATCTTTTCATCCAGTAATGCAATTTTATCCACAAGTGGTGCATTATCTGCTGAATGTTCTAAGTGTGCCTTTGATAAGAAACCAAAGATACCCATAGATGTAATCAACATCAAAATGGTTACAGCAATTGATAGATATGATTTGATTAATATAGGACATTCTCTCCAGTTTCTATACAACCAAGATACTGTTACGAGTTTTGATGCTTCAAGAATAGAACCCATAATAATAACTGGCCAGAAAGAACCCGGAAAGATTTGTGCTAAACCAATAACTGAATAGTATCCAGCAACGGCAGATAATGCTATTGCTGTTAGTAACGTTAAGAATATCATCCGAAAAAGTCCTCTAAAGAATTATTTTTTTCCGCAGACCACTTCATACATTTTAAAATGACACTGATTGGTTCCAGAAATGCTTTGTCGAATTGTACATCATAATCAATATAGTTGTCAAGCTCAAACTCTTTAGGTATTCTACCAGGGAAAGAAACCACATCATTCTTAAAATGATTCGGCATTTTCAAATAGGTAAATTTGAGTTTTTCACCTTCTTGTATGAGTGGATATTTCTTTGTGAGATTCATTTGTTTCAAGTGGTGGTTATATACAATAGCACCACGAACATGAATCGGTGTTCCTTTTTTGAACAACATTACTGGATCGGAATAAGTATTTAGCCCATTTAGACCCCTTGGAAAAGATATTTCTTCCGCTGGTAATGTTCTAAACTCTTTCCTAAACTCGGCAATAAAATCTTGTACTTGTTGTTCTGTACCAGTCATCATCAACTTAATGGCAGCCTTCATCTTCTCACGAATAGCAGATGGTGTCGATGACTTAATCATTTCTAAACCCATCACTTTCATATGAGGTTCAGCATACTGCACACCTTCGTTGTTATATACGTTTAGAATATAACGTTTCTTGGCAGTCCATACACCTTTGTCAGAAAGACCTTCACGTTTCATTTGCATCTTCTGGTCATATGCATGAACATAATCAGCCAGTTCTTGGTATGATTTGTCGATGTAAGGTTGAATCTTTTCTTCACAGATTTTATCCATGACAGAAATTACTTTCTGTTTATCGGTTTGGTCTTTAACAAACTTGTCAACCAACTCACCCATACGGAGATAAATTGAATCGGTATCAGAAGCAATGACATAATCATTTTCTGTACCGAGAAGTTTGTTCATGTATTGGTTGATTTTCGCTTCGATCCATCTGATGGAAAGCTGGCCTGCCGTAGTGACTCCCAAAGCCATGCGTAGGTCATAAAACCTAAAATACTGACTTCCCAAAGCACCGTAGGCAGAGTTAAGGGATACTTTCTTTGCGAGCTGGAGGTTGTTGTATCTGGCAACTCGTTTTTCAATGTCGTATTTTTTTGATTCGTCTTTTTCATTTTCATACTCCTGTGATGCCTGTAACATCAACTTTTTAAATTTTTTGCGGTCATCATACATCTCAACCATCATCTTAGGTAAGAAACCTTGAATGTCGGTACGGAAGAATTGGCCGTTTGGTGTGATTGTGGCATTTTGCAAACTTGAAATGTCAATTTGTCTTTTCAAGAGTTTATCAACAGTAACACCTTGTGAAAGTATATCACGCATTTCTGTTGTATAATTTTCTGGTTCAATCAACGTTTCTGGTGAAATATTATATTGCATCATCAAGTGAGGATACAAACTGTTTAAGTCAAATGATGCAACCCAATTGTGTAGGCCAACTTGTGGTTCTTTAACATATGCACCTTCAAACGCAGCATCTTTATCTTGTATTTCTTTTGGTGGAACAATAATGTCTTTACCTAACAAATAGGAATATGTTAGTGAATCCCACATACGTGTCTGTGCAAACACATCTTCATAGTTACACTTAGTATCATATGCAAGAGTTAAGGCCAACTCAATCAACTTCAACTTGTCTTCTAGTTTGATAATCAATGCAACGTCTTTAATGTTGTATTCAATAAACTTTTGATAGTTCAGTCTGTACAGTTGGTGTAAGTTCTCATATTCATCATATGAAATCTTGCCTTCACCAAGTTCTACTTGTGCGATATTATCTAGTCGATAGGATTCTTGTGATTTACCACCTGGCGCATACCATTTGTACAACTCAATATAATCAAGTGATTCGATACCAACAAAGCTGTATGCAATCAACAAACGACCATTGATGTTGGTTTTACGTTCACTGATGTAGTTCCATGGAGACAACATCTTGGTCTTATCTTCACCAAGAATTTTACGGAAACGATTAACAAGATATGGTATATCAAAGAACTTGGTGTTCCAACCAGTGATAACATCGGGGTACATTTTGTACCATAGTTCAATAAATTTACTACAAAGTGTATATTCATCTTTACACTTGATATAAGTTACACTTTCTGGTGTATCATTACGAAAATCACCACAACCAAACACATAAGTGTGGCCATTAATAAAGGTCAATGCAATTGCGGTGATAGGTTCATTTGCAAGGTATGGATCAGGGAAACCATTTTCTGAACCAACCTCAATGTCGATAATTGCAACACTTACTTTATCTTGTTCCCAATCGACCATGTCTGTATGTTGTTCTGCAATAAATGCATATTCAAACCTTGTGTTACCATAAATTTTTGGTGCACCATGAAGACCGTCATATTGTTTCACATATTCTCTGGCTTCACGAATACCATCGAATCGTTTTGGAACAAGGTCTAAACCATCAAGTGACTTGTGTGTACCTTTACCAGTTCGAGCTGGAAGATAAAGTTGTGGTTCATAATCAATCTTCAGTTTGATTCGTTTACCATCTTTGACGCCACGATAAAGAATTTTTCCACCGAGCGACTGTACGTTTGTATAAAAAGTTGACATTAACCTGTAATAATTTGTTGTTGACCTGGAAGAATAATGCCTGCGCCAAAAATCTGGTCATAATTCTTCACAAAGTCTTCTGCGGGAACGTAGTAGTATACAATATGTTCGTGTTTCAAGGCAATAGTAGAGTCTGATTTTTGTTCTGCGTGGATTGGAAATGGTGCGAAACCTACATTTGGTTGACCATCTTTACCACGTACAATTGCGATACCCAATGGATTTTTAATTACCATCTTATTCTCAGTTTCCATCTCAACTTCACCAATGAGTTCTTCACCGGTTACCAATTTCATTGCATATATTTTCATGTTAATCCTATCCTAAATAATTATATAGTGTGAACTGAATCAAGATTATATCATTTTTTTATCATAAAGTCAAGTAAAAAAATGGTACAAAATATAAATGGATCCAATCACACTCTTTGCATTAGCAAATGGTGCAGTATCAGCCGTCAAAGCTGGTTGTAAACTATACAAAGATATCAAAGGAGCTGCTGGGGAAGTTAAAGACGTCCTCAAGGACCTTGACGACCAGTTCAAAAAACTCCATCCCCCTGAAAAACCTGCCACGACTGAACAACGCAATCAGTTTATCCGTGAAAAGAATAATGTAATTGAGTTAAACAAGAAAGCAAACTCAAACCAACACACTAACATTTATACCGAGATTGGTGAACATCTTGGTACTTACTATGATAACTATTACAAATGCATGGCTATTTTTGAAGAAGAAGAACGCCGTGCTAAAACTGAGGTGTATCATGGTGATGCCAGTTTAGGTAAACGTGCATTACAACGTGTTCTAATGCGTAAACAACTAGAACAAATGAGTATTGATTTGCGTGAACTGATGGTGTATCAAAGTCCACCTGAACTAGGTGCATTATACACCGAAGTTGAGGAGATGATGAAACAAATGGGCAAAGAACAAAGTGTTCTTATTGCCAAAGAGATGAAACAACAAGCAATTTTGGATAAACGCAAACGAGCAAGGATGGCAAAACTCAGACAAGAATTTGTAATCGGTGTAGGAGTTATGATAATGATAATTTTTCTAGGTGGATTGTTTATGTGGGTAGCATATGACCGCCAAAGAAAATATCCACAATATGGAGATGGTTTAATACCAAAAACGGAAGAACAACGCAGACGAGAAGCATTACCACAGAAATACGTAGGAAGATGAAAAACAAACTACTGTTCACTTTATTAACCACTAGTGCAACACTTATGATTACAAACCCGACCATCAATATAAACTTGATGCCGGATGCTATCATATATACAAAAAGCATTTCAGAAAATACTGGTGCTTATTGTAATTTGGAAAGAAGTTTTACGGATTCAAAAGGAATACAAGTTTGTGAATACAAATGTGATAACCAAAAAAGAGGAAGTAAACTTGTGCATACAACTTCTATAAACAGTGCTAGGGCTTGTAAGTCTAGAGTACCTGCACCATGATATTTAATCCGTACGGAGCCTTCGATTGTTATATAGAATTTTTATTAATCTGTTATTTTTCACCATACTTCTTGGTCAATCACCAGTCAAAGCAGAATTCCTCACAGCCAAATCCTGGATTGTGTCGGATTTAAATGGCACTGTATTGGGTGGTGAAGATTATGATAAGGTTAGGCCTATTGCCAGTATAACAAAATTGTTAACTGTTATGGTTGTAATGGATACAAATCCTAACATGAGTCAGATATTGACAATGACTACAAAAATACGAGACCGGTTGCCAGTAAAAAACCAAGCTATCAGTCGAGCCGATTTGGTCTCTATGACCATGATACACAGTAGTAATAGAGCCGCATATACACTATGTGAACATTATCCTGGTGGTATGGTTGCTTGTGTTGAGGCCATGAATGATAAGTTGAAGAAATTAAAAATGGAAAAATCCATTGTTTATGAACCAACAGGATTAGATAAAAGGAATGTTAGTACTGCAAGAGAGCTGGTGATACTGACAAAGAAAGCGGCAGAATACAGCAATATAGTTTATGCTAGCCGCAAGTTAGAAATAAAAATAAAAGTAAAGAAGAAATGGTTTGTTTTTAGAAATACAAACCCAATGATAGGACACTATCAAAACATAGTGGTCAGTAAGACTGGTTTTATAAATGAATCTGGTGGATGTATCACGCTTCTATTAGACACAAGTGAAGGTGATAGAGTGGTTGTTGTATTGGGTAGTAAGAATACAAAGACAAGAATTCCTGAAGCGGAATTTATATATGAAGTGTATAAAGATTAGTGGTTGCGGGTCACGGAGTTGCACCGGAACTGAGGATTATGAGCCCACTGTGATACTGTTTCACCAACCCGCTTCATTCCTTAATTAAAGGATTGTATTCATCGTCATACAATCCTAATTCTTGATTAATTCTGACAATCTCATCCAGAGCCTTTTCTCTTTTTTGGCGCATACGATTTTCTTCTAAGATTCTATCAAATTCTTCTTGTTCGTATTTGTCTTCCTCTAACTCTTTAGGTGAAGGTTTACGGAAGATGGCATCATAATTATCCGCAAATTGTTTTTGCGAAACACTAAACGGTCTTGGATTAGAACCTTTACCACCATCCGACATATTACTCTCCGTAGATGTAAGCGATATCTTGAATCTTCACTACGAAATATTCTTGTACAGCTGCAGCCTTACCCCAATCTGGTTGAACAACATCACCAACCTGTACCTCTGTAACCTCTGGACCAACTGCAAGTACTCTTGCTTTATCTGGTTCTTCGGAATGTTTTAGGATGATGCCTGAAGCGGTCTCTTTAACATTTTCAAGCCGTTCAATCAATACTTTATCGTGCAATGGTTTAATATTCATAGTGTCCTCAAAATGGAGCGGTCTACTGCTTTGCTCAGTTAACACAAGGGGGTACCTTGTATCGTACTATTACAAACCGCATTAAATGGAGCAGAGTGTGGGAATCGAACCCACGACACCAACTTGGAAGGATGGAATTTTACCATTAAACTAACCCTGCATAAAATTTGTTGTAGTTAACTTGGAGCGGGCAGTGGGAATCGAACCCACAACTAAACCTTGGCAAGGTCTTGTGTTACCACTAGCACTATACCCGCATCATGTGTATTATATATGCTTTACAATCACTTGGCAAGCACATTATGAAAATAATTGTCCGGTTTCTTCAAACCAAAGATAATCCAATACTGAAGTATTCAAAGTCTCTATGGCTTGTTTTGGTGTTTCCACTAAAGGTTTGCCAGCAAGGTTGAAACTAGTGTTCAATAGAATGCCATGACCAGAAAGTTTTTTAAACTCAACCAAAAGGTCATACAAATATCCTTCTGATACAGTTTGTACTCTACAGGTGTTGTCCACATGTGTGACACCAGGAATTAAATCGGTCTTAACATCAAATGATTGTGTCATAAACAAATTCTTCTTGGTTCTACCCATATCAAAATACAACTCAGCATCTTCTTCCAAGACAACAGCAGCAAATGGCCTATACCATTCTCTACGCTTGATTTTGTTAACAATATCTTTTGCATCAACATTCAATGCATTAAACAATATGGAACGATTACCCAAAGCACGTTGTCCGGCCTCAGCTAAACCTGTGTATACTGCAACAGATTTATTATCATGTAAAAGTTTTGCAATATCTTGTAATGATGCATCAACACCTTTATATGAAGTAACATCATGTTTAAAACCATGAAATGAAATACTTTTAACTGGTCTAGAGGTACAATCGCCCGTTTCTTTATGAAAATGGTATAAAGCACAACCAATCGAGATACCACTATCAATCGACAATGGTTCGAAATAAAACTCAACATCAGGAAATTGCTTTACATAGTATGAATTTGAAAGTATATTCATTCCATACCCACCAGAAACACAAACCTTTTTTATACCAGTTTTATCTATTGCTTTTCTAATTAAGTTGGCACCAATCTCTTGCGTTTGTAATTGCACATCTTTTGCAAAATCAGCATAAGGTTTATAATTTGTTTTGGTGATAATCTTTTGCAAAGGCAAAGTCTTTAAAGCAATTATTGTTTCCGGACCACCTATTTGTGTTGGTGTATTTTCATGTACTGGTTTATATTTGAAATTTTCTGAATAACCATTTGGTGGTGCAAATATAGGTAAAAAATCGTGTGCTGCACAATTAAATAAATCTGTGTTAACATAGTAATCGTTTTTTATATAACTATTATTTGTTGATTTTCCATATGAAGATAATCCCATAACTTTGCCAGATTCTTCCATCGTTTCATTGATGTGAATTGCGGCGCATCCATATAAGAATCCTATACCCATATAATTTCCAAAAACAACTTCACAATCAGGATATTTTTTCTTCCATCTTGTAATTTCTTTTGTGTAATCGTGTCCTTCATATGAACCGAAATTTTTATAAATTGGTTCTACCGAACTAGGATAATCTCCAACATATACAGATTCAATCTCTTTATAATTAATAAATTTACCATCAGGTGCTGTTGCAAAATTTACTTCACCAGCACCATCAGCAACAAAGATAAGTGATTTATCAAAACCACTATTGTAAAAAGCCAACGAGGCATGATTGCGGTGGTGTTTACTATCATATTCAATCAAAGGAAAATGATTATATTTTTTATAATATGATAGTATAAATTTTTTAGAACCATTAGAAATTTTTTTCCATTCTGTTGCAATCGAAGCATCCACAGAATCGGGTAAAGGTATTTCAATGTCTGTTATGATTTGTTCTTCCACATTTTCTGGATTAACATCTAAGAATTTTTTTGGTTCCGTTAATGCAATCTTTGTCATGTAAGGTAAAGATTTTGATATCTTCTTTAATAACCTTTCATCATAATTATCATTGTTTGAAACTTCTAAATTGTGAAACTCACTGAATACAATTTTATCGAATGTTAAATTAGTTTTTAAAACATTAAACAAACAATGTTCTAAACCAGAATCGTGTTTGTAACCACTATATCTTTCCTCTAAGAAATAAACAATTGAATCACCATCATATATACAGCATGATGAATGGTGTATTCCGTGTTCACTATGTATAGCCAAAATTCTCATATAATCTCCAAAATGGTACGAGTAACCGGAGTCGAACCGGTACGCACATGGCGGCAGATTTTAAGTCTGCTGGGTCTACCAATTCCCCCATACTCGCATCACATGGCAGGTCCGTTTCCATTTTTGAAACCGACCATACCACCTTCTTCTTTGATTCTTTTGATAACATCTTCAAAAAGAATCGGTCTAAAATCTGTTTGTTCAACACAAACACAATGGTATCTAGTATCAATTTCAGGCTTAGCTTTTGCATGTTTAGCAATCTTTACCCGATTTGCATGAAGGTGTCCATGAATGTTTACACCGAAACGACCAAGACTTTCCTCATGAATTGGAATGTGTGACAGAATCATTCCGTTCATTACATGATAAGCACGTAGTTCACGGAAGTGTTGTCTGTATTCCTCATCACGAAATATATCATGGTTGCCACGGATAAGAACTTTATCGCCGTTAAGCCTATACAGAGTACTCATTGCTTTACGGTTGATAACAACATCACCAAGATGATATACCTTATCGTTTGGTCTTACAGTTTCGTTCCATCGCTTTACCATTTCTTCATCCATCTCATCAGGATTATCCCATGGCCTAAGCTTTGTCACACCGTCCTCACGGAGAAATCTACACACACCAGCGTGACCAAAGTGTGTGTCACTTACTAAAAATACTGATGGCATAATAAACTCCTTGTTAAATGGTCCGGCGTGAGAGAATCGAACTCCCATTAGAAGGGTAGAAGCCTACTGTATTATCCATTATACTAACGCCAGATTTTTTGGTGCCCCAGGAGAGACTCGAACTCTCAAAATTTGGCTTCTAAGACCAACACGTATACCAATTCCGTCACCGGGGCAATAAATACTCATATGATACCAACATCAAAAAGACCTACAGTAGAAATGTTCTACGGACTGTATGCACAACAACCATATGAACCACATGGTTATTATTGTGTGCCTTCTGATTTTGTTCCATCATATGTTACTGAGAAAAAATCTTTTACTGAGGATGAATTATATATCACACAAGAAAAAGAGTTTGTCTTAACAACATTAAAACAAATTGGTGCTCCTACTAAGAATCGAACTTAGGATACATCCTTACCATGGATGTGGTATGCCATTTACCTATAAGAGCATGGTACCCAAGGTGGGATTCGAGCCCACATAACCTTGATTTTGAATCAAGTACGTATACCTATTCCGTCACTTGGGCATATTTGGTGCTGCCTAGAGGAATCGAACCTCTTTCAATGGTTCTTCAAACCACCGCTATGACCACATCAGCTAAAGCAGCATAATGGTACCTTGTGACAGTTTCGAACTGCCGACATCCCACTTGTAAGGAGGGCGCTCTACCACTGAGCTAACAAGGCATAAATTGGGGAGAAGTACGGGAATCGAACCCGTGATGGCGGAATCACAACCCGCAGTTTTACCACTAAACTAACAACTCCATATTACTGAATTGCTTCCTGTTCTGCCAGAATTCTTTTCAATCTGTCAGCACAGAAACTTGCAGCAGGTGCATCTGGTTTAACCATTGGTGTCATGTTACATGTACCTTTGATATAACCAATTGCTTGCTGAACAACACATGAACTACCATGAACATCATCTTTATTTAAATCAAGATGAACTTCAACATGATAATCTTCCAACACTTCTGCTAATGATTGAAACAATTCTGAAACTTTATAAACTTCAGTCATCAACCTCATAGCAGGTTTACTTTTCTTATGGTCGTAATCCAATTCACGGTGAACATATCCGAAAATCTTACAACCATGTCGGCCATCAATATGAACTACAACTGCTAGAGCATAGTCAGCATACCAAACACCATTCACTCTGATTCTTTCAGAGTCGGCACCAAGATAAACCTTGGTATCAGGACCTTGATTTGCAAGGTATTGTCTGACTTCTTCTATATTAAAATTTTTCATATTAACCACCTTCTAATAAAACTTGGCATCCCGCTAGGGACTCGAACCCCAACCAACGGTTTTGGAGACCGCTATGCTGCCATTACACCAGCGAGATATTTGGTACCGAGAAAGAGAATTGAACTCTTGGCCAACGCCTTATCAAGACGCTGCTCTACCACTGAGCTACCTCGGCATTTTGGAGGGCGATGAGAGAATCAAACTCCCACTTCAACGTTCGTAGCGTTGTGTAATATTCATTTTACTAATCGCCCATAATATTGGTGGTGATGGAGGGACTCGAGCCCCCAATCTTCTCCGTATGAAGGAGGTGCATTACCGTTTTGCTACATCACCGAAATTTGGTGGAGAATAGGAGAATCGAACTCCTATAAACAGCTTGCAAAGCTGCCGTAATCCCATTATACTAATTCCCCATAAACTGGTCTCCCTGCAAGGATTCGAACCTTGACCACACGGCCCCAAACCGTGTACGCAACCTGATAACGCTTCAGAGAGAAAAACTGGGGCCCCATGACAGAATCGAACTGCCGTAACCTGACTACAAAACAGGTGTAATACCATTATACTAATAGGGCGAAATTAAATGCTCTGCATCCTGCGGCGGTAATTTAGTGTATCATCTCTTGGGTTGCCCCGCAAATCTCACACACCTTCCACCCGCTTCCCGACCAGGACCGTTAACGCATTGCCAGCGGCCTTTCGGTAAGAAGACTACCACCCTTGAGAGTCACCTCACTTCTATCCTGCGGGTCACAGTATCCGCTAACAAAGCGGAGCGGCTTGGCTCCAGAGGCAGGGATCGAACCTACGACCAATTGATTAACAGTCAACTGCACTACCGCTGTGCTACTCTGGAATATTCTTATACTAACTCATATTCTAAATCTACTGACTCAGAATAATAACCGTTTGATTCTCCCAACCAACGAACATCAACATAACCTTTGCGTGTAGCAAATTTGTAAAATGTCCATGAACGAGATTCAATGTATTCATCTTCTCTAGCTTCTGGTATTTCACCTGATACTTCTTCAGCAATCAAAAGTGGTTCACCTTCTAAATCTGATAAATCGCCTACAACACTTTCAATGTAAACCGATTCACAACAATCTTGATAATGATAGAATTTGAATTTTTCAGTATCATTAGCAAATATCATTTCACGACCATCTTGTGTCACCGATGTGAACACTTTACCAACCATATCTTCTATATTCATTTTTATTTCCTTACAACAATATAACATTTGGCGATGCGTGGGAGAATCGAACTCCCATCTTCGGATAGACAATCCGAGATAATGACCATTATATGAACGCACCTAAAATAGTATAAGCTACTTGTTTCCACACAAGCCCTTAATTGAGCAGTTACTCTGTCCATCCATTTTATTCTAATGTCTGTGTGCAGTTAGGATTCTGCCTATCAGAGTCTGGGGAGTGCTATATTCCCACCCCGCTATCGGTTTTCTGCCACCGGATCTCTCTCGCTAATCAAACGCCACTTTAACGAAAGTGGTAACGGGATTTGGTGGAGATGGTAAGATTCGAACCTACTCACCCGAAAGAACAGATTTACAGTCTGCCGCAACTCTCCCACTTTGCCGCATCTCCAATTTTTTGGTAGAGGTACAGAGAATCGAACTCTGGTTAATAGGTTAAAAGCCTACTACTTTACCACTAAGTTATACCTCCAAACTACCATTGTTAAGTGCTATCGTGCCTATTTGTGAACAATGTAGCTAGCACTCACAAGCGAATAGCAGTTATATCAGGACCCGTTCCTCGCACAGTTGAGCCCGCATAGTCATAGCGTCCTATGACGATACCTTGATAACACTTAACAATGGTACACCTAGGGGGAATCGAACCCGCCGTTTATGCCTTGAAAGGGCATCGTCCTAACCGTTAGACGATAGGTGCATAAAGCATTCAAAATTTTAAAGAACAATGATTGATTTCTCAATTCATAGATGAAGTATAACACAACCATGAATGTCTGTCAACCAGTGTGTTGTATTTCTACAACACTTGTCGTATAAATTTCAAATTTAATTTTTATACGACTAATTTTTGGAGTAGGTGACAGGAATCGAACCTGCATAAAACAGATTTGCAATCTGCTCCCTAGCCTTTCGGGTCACACCTACATGTTTCTTCGTTTTTAAGACCTCTCTGACTACCCAGTCTCGCTGGCATTTACTGGCAGAAGGTATCGGATTCGAACCGATGCGCCGCTTTCGCAACGACAGTTTAGCAAACTGCTCCCTTAACCTCTCGGGCAACCTTCTATGTTTGGCGGAAGACGGAGGAGTCGAACCCCATCCCATTTCTGAGAACCTGGTTTTCAAGGCCAGTCGCAGGACCAACCCCGCTGCATCATCTTCCATATAGAAACACACTGCATCAATGTGTTTTTATATGGCTGGGGTACCTTGAATCGAACAAGGACCTACGGATTCAAAGTCCGCAGCACTACCACTATGCTATACCCCAATAAACTACAACAAATTTTTAAAGAACAGAGTGTATTGTATCAGAACCAAAGATTCTGGCAACCACTATGTTGTATTGAAACAACAAACAAAAAACCCTAGATTTTTTAGGTCTAGGGTCTTGTGTTTGGAGTCTTAATTAGAACTTATGTTTTAGTTCTCTCTCTTTACACAAAACCCGGTCGGCGCCCATGAGCTATCACCACAATTAATTGTGCGATACTCTTGATGCAACGTAAAGGATATGTGTTTAAAATTTGTCATAGTGTTATTATATAGGAACTTTTATGTCTTGGCAAGCGGTTATTAAAAATTATTTTTTATACTTCTGTATTAAGTCTTGTATTGTATCATAATTTGGTTCGGAACACAAGCTCGGGACGATTAATTTTACCACATCTGTATCTAAATCCCACCACTTTAATTCCATCAGTGCATCAATAATTCTTTGTTCAAACCTAAGTTTGATTGTTCTTGCTGGATTTCCACCGACCATGGCATAAGGTTCAACATCACGTACAACGTGTGAATGTGCAGCAACAACAGCACCATCACCAATCTTTACACCAGACATGATTGTGCATCCTGTGCCTAACCAAACGTCATTACCAATAATTATATCACCGTTTGTACTTGGATGTCCTTCAACTTTACCAACGTTGATTTCGTTTGTGCTTGTGTGGCCAAAAGGAAATGTTGTAATCCAATCAACTCTATGATTGCCACCAAGAAAGACCTTTACATCCCCAGCAACTGAACAGTATTTACCCATTTTTACTTTTACGCCTGGTTCATTTGTGATAACTTTTATGTTACCTTGGCCATATGTAAATTTATCCGCTTCAACACTCATTCTTTTTTCCATGCAATCGGATTATAATTTATTGGACCAGATGGGTCAACAAAGTCAGCAAACGTTTCCCACAAGTGTTCAGATATAGCAAACTTCGTAAGTAGTCCTGGTTCACGGCCGTAAGCATCTATTTCCCATGGCTGAACCCAATAATCAATTTTGTCTGGATCAACCCGTTTACCTCTCCATCGGGTCAACTCATCGTTCGTTTCACCATCAATGTATTGTTTCACATGAACCATTTCATGTGCCAAAGTTTCCAGTATTCTTCTGGATCCAATATTTGGATTTATTTCTATTAGGAATTTTCGAGGTTGTTTTTGTGTATTGTAATCTTCAATACTAGCAAAACCATATTCATCTATCTTTGTACAAAATTTAATTTCGGTTGCACAATTATTCCTTATCCGTGTATTAGGTATCAATTCTTTAGCGAAGAATTGGGCAGCTCTTTCAACAAAGGGCTTAAAATCTTTGTCTGGACAGTTAACCACACGAATAATCATCCTGGTCTCCTAAGGGCACAATTACCCTCAGCTATTTAGGAGTATTAGATTTTTTCCACCCAAACGGCTGCTTTTTGTAGGAATTGGATACCATCATCACTCCGATAAGAGTTCCGATATAGAACACTATTAATACCACTTTGGTATATAAGTTTGGCACAGTCCAAACATGGAGCATGGGTAACAAACATAGTAGCACCCATACCAGATTCGGTAGATTTAGCTAACTTGGCAATCGCATTTGTTTCTGCATGAAGTACCTCTGGTTTGGTTTTAAGTTTATATCTTTTCCATGTGTCCGACTCTTTTGGTAACTGTTGTTCTAAACAATCACCATCATCACAATAGATTTTATCTTCACAGTTGTTATCCCAACCAGATGGCATACCATTGTAACCAATTGAAATAATTCTGTCATCTTTGACTACAATGGCACCAACATGAAGTCTTTTAGCCGAGGACAATCCTGCGAATGTCTCGGCAACTTTCATATACGCATCACGAAATTTTGTTTTCACAGGACCTCGTAATCTTCTTTACCACAGTCGCACTCTGGACAAGTAAAATCATCAGGTAATGTATCCCATGCACCTTCTTTTTCTTCATCGTGGACGTGGCCACAAACTACACATACGTGATCCATTATAGTGCCTCCAATTTTGCTTTGTATGCTTCTGCATGACGTTTCTCAATCTTAGCCAATGCTGCAAATTTCTTTTCTGCCTTAGCAAGAACTGCACGGAATTCTTCAGCGTGTGTGTGACTTTCTGCAATTTGGTGTGCAGCTTCACGTTCTGCTTCTTTGTTGCCTTCTATCTCTGCATCTTTTTTCATATTAGGATACATTGTAGTGAACTCATATGTTTCACCTTCGATGGCCATTTCAAGACATTCTTTGGTAGTTGGTTTACCAACCAACAACTCAAGGTGACCCCATGCATGGAGTAATTCTTGGTCAGCGGTGTGCCAAAAATGTTTGGCAATTTCCTCATGACCTTCTTCCATAGCAATCTTTGCAAAGTAACGATACTTGATGTGCGCTTGACTTTCTCCAGCCAATGCCGCCTCAAGGTTTTTAATTGTAATAGACATGATAATCCTTAATAAAAATGGTGGGCCGACTAGGAATTGAACCTAGACTCAATGAATTATGAGTTCACTGCTTTACCATTAAGCTATCGGCCCTTATTTGATATATTCTAATGATTCTTTCCGCATTAATTTAGGTGTTTCCCTAATACCAATGTTTTTGATTACGTAAACAAATTGTACCCCATCAATCTCTTTAGTCTCTGGTGAACAAACGTAGTAATTCTCCAACGTGGTTTTCACACGTACTTTTTTGATGTATTGTTTTTCAGTTTTCATAATGTCTCAATTATACAATAAAAAAAGGGGTCTGTCAAGACCCCTTATGGTAATTATCTACCTTTAAGGTCGGGTCCCGACCTGTGTTGTTTGATAGCCTCTATGGCCTCAAGTATACTTGTAAATAATTTTTTCATTTTAGTACCTATTTTGAGTTATAAGAAAATGATAATCACGGGTGAAGCGCTCAATGTCGCCCTCATTTTGAGGATTTCTACTGGTGATATATGATTCTAAATTGGTTCCATAATCACCACTTATACGTTTAAGTAAAGAGGTAATTAGTTGAATCATTTTTCTACCGTTTCCTTTATAGAAATTTTCTTAATGGCGTCTTGTGCTTTGACCATGTTTTCTAGCCAAATTTTCAACATACCATTCATCAATTCCGCATCTTTAATTTCTACTTTGTCTGCGAGAGTGAAGGTACGTTCAAATGCACGGTTGGCAATGCCTTTGTACAAATATTCTTCTTCATCTGCGTCTTTTGTTGCAGCTTTAATTACGAGTTTGTTTCCTTCCAAAGTCATCTCAATGTCAGACTTAGCAAAACCAGCAACTGCCATTTCAATGACATACTTGTTTTCTTTTACCTGTTTGATGTTGTATGGAGGATAAGATACGGCTTTAGATGCAGCCGCTGCAGCTTCACGCATGAGGTCCATTGTGTCATTGAAACCTACAGTGAAGGGTTGGATTTTACCAAAGTCAGAACCGAAAAAATCTTTCATAAGATTTGTCATATGTTTCTCCTAAAAGCGAGATTAAAAAATTGATACCCCGAAGGCGTATCGGTTAGGTACTGGTTACGTTATCCAGTGACAGTGCGTCTGTCCGTTTTAATACGCTCCTAAGGTAGGTGGAGCACCTTTTTCCCATCCCGAATGGGACCATCATATCAGTATTTATACTAGTTGTCAAGAACCGTTTGGTTTTTTACCAATGTTATACTTTGGTGTAAGTTGCCAATCATTCTTTTCTTTATGTGACAATATTTTAATCTGTGACAGAAAGATAGGTGTGGGCACCTCGGTTTGTTTTTTATTGACAATCTTTACCAGACCCCAATCTTCCAATAGGTTTGCAATTGCATTTCTGCGAGATAGGTCGTTCTCAGAAATGTCGGTTGGTTTGCCATCTAAGGCAAATAGTTCTTTGAAATGTACCACATAGTATTGACCACGTTTGTGGAGTATGTGGCAAGATTGGTACAATGTTTGGTCTTTCTTGGAGGCGACACCAATTCGGGTCAGTGTCTCACGTACTTTTAGAAAATCATCTTTATCATCCAATGTCACTTCAACTAAGTCTTTAATGTCTATCATTATTCTTCACTCCGCCTGTATCTATTTTTGTTTTTATATCAGCGATTTGTTCATCGGTGAGGATACGTAGGGCTTCTTTAGCCTTGGAGTTTGAATACCCAAAATAGGTTTTCACACATTCAATATCCTTCTCAGAATCGGCCTTTTGCCACGGAACAAACTTCCGTTTCATAGGCCTGATACTATTTAGAAGATACTGGTATTGCATGTCTTTATCAATTCCAGGCCACAAGTTCATGTCGTTGGCATACAAGACACAATCTAAGTGGTTGGATAAAGACCTATTGATTAGGAAAGGTGCATAATCTTTGAAGTCCAATTCGCCATCCGGCACCTTCTTTCTCAGGATGAAATCGGCATAATCGAACGGACTCATTTGAATTCACATTCGACCATTAATTCTGTGAGACAGGCAATCAAATTGATTTCATGGTCTGCAACAAAGGCTGATTGATATTGATACTTGGCCAAAATCAGAACCATTTGCGGTACAGAGTTTGGTTTCAACTTCTCATACAGACCATCATAGATGTTTCTAAAGATTCTGGTGATATCATTATCAAGGTTGTTTGTCACCCATTTTCGACAGGAAGCGAAGTCCTTGTTCATAATAGAAGACACTAGTTCATTCATTTGAACATCAGAAACCGAGGCCAAGATGCCTTTGTCGATTGTGCCACTAACACTATAACGTTGTAGTTCGTTCAGAACACGGCGGTTGTCAGGGAAATGTTTGGTGATAACAGCAGCAACCACTTGCTTGTCGTATGTGATACCTTCTTGTTCTAAAATCCATTCGACACGTTTGAAGAATCCTGCAGCCATCTTCTGTTTACTACCATTGATTTTAAAGTCAACAACAGCACACCGTGAATGAATAGGGTCAATGATTCTGTTCTTGAAGTTACATGTAAAAATGAACGAACAGTTGGATGAGAACTCCTCGATTGCACCACGCATCGCAGGTTGAGTTGAATTTGGATTTAGATAGTCCGCTTCGTCAATGATAACGACCTTGCGGCCGCCTGATAGGGACATAGATGATGCATAGTTCTTGATTTTGTTCCGTAGAACATCAATACCCGATTCGTCTGAACCGTTAATCATAATGTAATCACAACCAACTTCTTCACAGAGAGCCTTTGCGATTGTGGTTTTACCGACACCAGCAGAACCTGCCAACAAAAGATTGGGAATCTCTTTGCGGTTTACATAGTCTTGGAAAGTAGACTTGATACCATCAGGAAGAATACAATCTTCGATAGTCTTAGGGCGATACTTCTCCACCCATAAAATATGTTGTGACATTCAAATACTCCATAATATAATTAAATTTCATCGTGCCATTTAAAGCCAAGAAGATACTTGGCCATAAACCTGATGACGGCATTTGGTTTTGTGGGTCTATACACAAACATAGAGTCTGTGATTTCCCATTTACCAACATTTTTCACAGAAGGTTTTATAACAAAAGAAGTCATTGATGATGATATGGTTGCACCTGTTGACCACATTGTTGCACCTGTACCACCAGAATCAACAGTCAGTAATGTACTGTTATTCCATTGTCTCTTGCGCCACTCAGAAATCCATTCTTCGGTTGGAGTGAAATCCAAATCTAACGGAATTTGTTCCGTTAGTGGATAGAAGAATGGTATTTCAATTTGTGTCATTTGGGAATGGCCAGTTCAATTCACTTTGAATTTCTTCAATACGATTTTCTAATACACCAATTGCTGTATTGTAATGGCCTGTTCCTTCTTCATTTGGGTTGAACCGAGTTTTTAATACTTGAACTTCTTTCTTCAATACAGCAATATATTCATCTCTATCAAACCATGTTCGTATTTCACCCATCATTTCACCTCATTCATACTTTCAAATAGTGCTTCAAACTCTTTTGATTCAGCAACTTCAGTTTGAAAAGAGTTTTTGAATTGTGTTTTTGCCATGCGTTTGATAATCTTCTTAGGGATTTTCAATTCATCATTGGTGATATCCACAATGTCTTTGATAGCATCGTTATTGGATTGATTGCGTTGCATATGTAACACAACCTCATCAACATAACCTTTAAGTTTTTTAAGTTGGTCTTCATCAAAAGAACCAAACAATGTATTTACTTTAGTCATATTATTCTCCGAAAGATAGGTCAGACTCTTTTGCTTCAATAGCAATCCAGTATTCCATATCTTCTTTGGTGTTTTTAAAGTAAGACAAACCTTTTGCAGAGATTTGTACTTCATAAGAACCAGAAATCATTTTAAAGTTCTCTGTGAGGAACAAGGCTCTGAATTTCTTACCATTGCCATCAGCAATTTCTGTTGAATCGGTGTGTGCTGAGTTGTCTTTTGCATCACAGGTTGTGATAGAAATCTTTTCACCATCAGACATGATGGCAATGTTAGGTGATTGTAGGATGCTTGCAGTCTTTAGGATAGAAGCAAGTTCTTCTTCTTTCAATGTGAAAGCCACATCAACGGAAGGTAATGTCAACTCTTTATCTGGCGGAGTTACAATCATGCTCTTTGCAGTTTTGCGATAGTTTAGTTTCTTACGACCAACTTTAAAGATAACATGTTTGTCATCAAAATCAATCTCGCCATCTTTGTACAATGATTGTACAGACAAGAACTGGTTCAAGTCATAGATACAGAAATCCTGTGGGAAATCATCTTTAACTCCAGCCTTAGCTAAGACGGTCTTTGTTGCGGAAATAGTTGTCAATTTCTTACCAGTCTTAAACTCAATGCCAGGATTAATGTTGGCAAAGTTTTTAAGAACCGTTAAGGTCTCATTAGATAATTTCATTACGATACTCCTTGTTTCAATTCACTCATTATACTTGGACCATAAGAGGTTGTCAAGCATTTAATCATATTAATTTTTAAATCTTCTAGGGATTTGGTATTATCAATTTGATGGTCGATGTAACCACCAATCCAACGCCACTCAGATTCATGTACACCAGATTGTTTCAACATAAATTCTTCCGCTTTCCAGTCACCACGATTTGCTTTTGAGGCAATTTCATACCAATGCGGTATAACACCACGTTGTATCTCAATTAAGATGCCATTTTGTTTGTGTACAAAATCAATTTCATTTTGAAATCTTACATCAGTAATAACAAAATTTTGATTTGCATTTTTCTTGATGTAGTTTTTAAGTTTGATAACCCAAAAATCTTGGTGAAACACATCACGACCAACCTCAGTACCCATCAACTGTAGTGCAAGTCTTGGTGTAAATTCACGGCCAAATTCTTCTGACCAAAACTTATCTGGTTGTTCACGCCATTGTCTGGACTGTTCAGTATCACCTTCTAACAAATGTCGAGGCCAACCAAACATTTCCGAGGCAACATCCTTAACACCTTTGGCAAAACTAACGGGAGTAAAACCAAGGTCTTTAAGAATGTCACCGGCAGTACCTTTACCTGAACCAATGAATCCAAGTAAACCAACAATCATCACATTTCTCCAACGAAATTTGCTACTGCTGGCATATCACCTTTGAAGTGATAGGTACCGATATGGTCTGCTCGCATCCAAGGACACAACCAAATAGAACCACCAATCTTGCGCCACAACTGACAGAACATATAATCTTCTGACAAGTAACGGTCTGAACCACCACCTGTTGGAGAGTCTATAGTATCAATTAATGTATCAAAGTATGCATGAATGTACCGTGAACCATCAAAGTTGGCTTGGCCAACGTGGTCGGGTTTGTAACGTAGATGAGGGAACGCTTCTGCAAATTTAGGAAATACTTCACGTTTAACCATCATAAAACCGGTACCAATTTCCAAAACTTCAAGTGGATCAGAAACACTAAATTTGTCTGTACCTTTTACTGGATTAAAAACATAATCACCAGTAACTTTTTCCAAGTCGGTTGCTTCCATGGCCGGATTTTTAGTTAGTGCTTTCTTAACAGAGGACCATTTGATGGCCTTCTTAGGATAAGGACCACCAATAACATCCTTGTCTAAGGCCAATAAGGCAATAACATCTTGTGGATTAAAATGTACGTCAGCGTCAATGAACAACATATGTGTACAATCTGAACGGTGCAAGAATTCATCCACAAGATAATTTCTAGCACGGGTAATTAAAGACTCATTGAAAAGAAATGAAAATTTCACTTGGACACCATACTGCATACAGATGGCCTGTAAATCGAGACATGCTTTGGCATAGAGTCCGTGATTCATTCCGCCGTACATTGGTGTCGCAACGAAAATACTTTTCTTTGCTAGTTCTTCTTTTTTAATTGAAATTTCCATTTACTCTCCAAAAATAAAAAAAGGGGAGACCATGGCCTCCCCATATTCACCTAATTAGGCGCTGAAGCTGTAACCAGCTTTAAGTGCGGTACGAACCATTGATTTGGTTGGTGTACCAATACGATACACAGATACCTTAGAACCATCACCACGGGTTTTGGTGTTAGTGTAGATGACATGGCCTTCTTGGCGCAATTCATCAATACGTGCGGAAACATTTTGGATTCCGAAACGAGCACGAGCTTGTGCTGTGGAGAGAGTGTTGTAACCCTCAGTCTTGCTCAAATAGTTGAGGATCTTTTCTTTCGCAGAAAGTTTGGTAGTCATAATAATCTCCTAATGACAAAGTTAAAAAACAAAAGTCTTGCATTTCGCAAGTGTTCACATTATACTATTACTTAGTGTGTGTGTCAAGTATATTGGCGGTATACTTTATTATCTGCCAACTTGTGGTAGATACTTAGCCTTGGTTTCTTCCCAAGACAAGTATATCAAGTCATCATAAAACAACGATTCATAAGATACGTTATTCTTTTTCTTCAACATTGATATACGACCTTTGGCATATTTGGTTTTCCAAATTTGCGTCAAGGTTTCTTCACTGGTATCAAATGACTTGACCAGTTGTTCATCACCAATTTCTTTCCTTAGATATTCATTGGTATTGTTATAGAGAGGTGAGAAATAGATGCCTCTCTGGTGCTCTGTACGGATAAGTTCTTTTGGGATACCCAACTTACCATACGCAAAATTTAATGTACGATTCTTGTGGTCACGTTTCAATGGCAAACCTTTTTGATTCTTGGCTTCCCACCATTCAAAGTATTTGCGTGTATGGTTCTCTTTGACCCAATCATAAATCATTGCTCGAGTTTTGCGTGACGGTTCAAAAGCAACCGAACCACTTGAGAAACCCATTTTGTTCCAGTGTTCAAGACCATCATACTGAGATAGGCCACCGGATTTAGTGTTGCCATAAAGGGAAGTAGTTGTAACTCCAACGAGAACATCTCCATATTGTCTT